GATGTGTAACTGTCAGGAAGAATTACATCTTCCAAACGTACATCCCACTTAGACAAGTGAGCCAAGTCTAACATTTCTGAGGTTGTTACCTCATCTTGAAACACAGTTCCCAATCCATGCCACGCAGGTTCACGCAGGGATGCAAAAGAAACTTCGCCGTTCTTACCTTCTTCTAACAAATGAGCCACAGGGGACTTCCTTTCGATTTTCTTGTTGCACTCAGTATACCAAAACAGACTGACATTGTCAAACCCAAGACCAAAACTCATGAAAGAATTTTCTGTGACCTTAATCACATCTTCGTAAGACTGTGGATAACTTGTGGAAAACGGGCCGCCCTGCTTTTTGCGGTGGCTAGGTGGTTGACATTAGATAATCATCTTCATCAATGTAACCAAACCTATATAGGTTATCACCATCATTACATGTATCACACAATTGAATTTCTTCTTCATTGTTCATGTACATGTTTAGGTTACATCCCAAACACTTTTTCTTTTTCATATGTTACCCCCAATTTGAATAAGAATGTAAACAGCATACGCAATTACACCAAATAAAAAAAACAAATCCCTCATGACAGTTTTAATTCTAATGCTTCTATGTAACTATCCACCACACCTGATAAATTTGTTAGCACTGCCCAAGCAAACTTGTCTTCTTGTTTTTCTAATGCAGCCTCTAAGTTTTTAATTGCATGAGTGATAAATTCATTAACGTGGTTATCCATTGCTCCTACTTCTTACTAGCACTAAATAGAATGTCGTTGCGATTAAACACACACTGTCCACAAGATACACAAGCACTACCGTTAGTAGAGATTAATGGAATCTTTTTGTTGTTTTCAGGGCAACGAACTGCTGACTTGTTGACTAATTCTAGCATACCTTCACGGCCAATTGCAAATGTATCTGCAAGGTAGGCAAGTTTAATTCCAGATTGAGAAAGATCTTTTGCAACCTCCCTATTCTCATTATCAGTACTGAAATAGAGAGACAAGTTAGGGGTATCTTTAAGAATCTCTGCTGAATCCTTAACTCTAGTGTATACCCAGAATTGAATGTCAGGGTGATTATTAATTACTTGCTGCCAGGCATAAGTGTAGGTATCGTTAAAGAAATCACCATCCCAATGGATACGAAATAGTTTATCTGCATTCCTACGTGTACATTCTTTTTCAAATTCAGAAATCATCTCATCTAGTAGAATGATCATCTCATCGAATGTAGCATCTTTAAGTAAATTCCAGTTATGCAATAAGTTTTCACGTGTACCTTTAAACACCTTTTCTAACTTACCTGCATAACACACCTTTTCGCAAATGCTTGTGGCTCCAGGGCACGAGAATGCTTTTCCTGCTGGTAGGCCAAATGTATTAGCAATGGACGCCTGCTTACCATTAGGCGTTACTAAATTAGCGACTTTACGGTCCTTGGACCTAAGTAGTTTTGACAATGGGGGCACCTTTCAACGTTAACGATTATACACTAGAGGTCTGACAATTTAGTCTGCACTAAAAATGGAATCCCAACACACATCACAATAGCCTGTAATGAAACGCTCACGGATATCTGATCCATAGGCAGATAGCACTTCTTGAGCATATCCACCATTATTGTATAAGAATAGTTTTTCAGGACTGATTAACACGGAAACGGTATCAGTACACATAGGGCAGGGGTGAGAGGTTACAAGGTAGGAAGACAGGTCTTCAGTTTTGGTAGGGTTATTTAGTGTAAACAATTTATTACCTTTCGTTAGTACTTACTATACACTACACGTCTGACAATTTTTTGTATTTAAGTTTTCTAGAATACTTTTTCTTATTCTTATGAGGCATAGTAGAACCACTACGGCGTAACTCTAAACGCCTACGCAACACTTCAGGATGTGCTTTGGTTTTGTAATTCATAAAATTACTATACCATAAATTTCAGGGCTTGTCAAGTCATCTTCTTAAAGGGTGTCGTAAGTTATCCACAAGTTATCAACAGGGGCGGCCTCAAATTACAAGGATGTAGTTCCACATTATGAGTGAGCAGTTTATAGTCTGAGTACATTGCTCAGGACTGTCCCCCTTGTTTTACCTGCGTGGCTGTGGCAGGTGTTGGTTTCGGTGATGTCCTACTCCCAAGTGTGTTGAGCAGTTTTACAACTTGCTCAGGTTGTCTCTGCTAGAGTAAATCCATTACAGACGAGTAGGTGCTTGCATTAACAGTTTCCTGCTCTGTCATCTTTAAGATGCGTAAGTTTTTGTTTAGCATCTCTAGTGGCTTGACATACTCACGACCATACCAACGACTTTCGTTTGGCTTCTCAGGTGCTTCAGGTGCTTTTGGATAGTTTGAAATACTATCTGTATCAAAAACAATTTCAGCACGGCTGTTGTAGTTAGTGCTAAGACGAACAACTGAATTGTGATCATAACCAATCTTGTCAATGTTCTTAGCAAGATAACCAGAAATAAACTTTACAACTTCTGATTTGTATTCTTGTTGCCGTCTGTCATACTCTTCACGCTTGGCTGGATAGTCAGCAATTTCTTTTTCGATCTTTGCAATCTTCTCTTCAATTAATTGAATTAAAGATGCTGTTGGGACTTTTAATGAAAGGCTACGAGCCATTTGTTTTCCTTCTTTAGTAGGGGCTTAAGGTGGTGAGCAGTTTTGTGTCTTTGCTCAGGACATTAACCTGCGAGGGTGCATCACACTCCAATGTCCCACTCTTACCTAGTGTCAGACAGGTTAATTATTTGATTACTACTTAACAGTAGTCCAACGGTCTTGACCGTTTACATCTAGACGAATACGAAAAGAGCCAGTTGCGTTCTTTACAACTTCCTTAACTTCTCCCGTTACGCCAGACTTTAGTGTCTTGAACTGTGAGCCAACAGTTGGTGTTTGGATTTTTTCCATAATTGCTTCCTTTGCTTGTTTGTTTGATGAGAACATCTTACCAGATAGGTCTGACATTTTCAATTTGATAGGGTGTGAGTTGCATCACACTTATCTGATTTTATTCCATAGATAAAAACAGAAACTGTATTTCATAAAATCAATTCCAATGACCCCATAACGTGATTCAAATGAAATTGAAAGTGCAAATAGATTGGGGGCGTTGTTCTTTGTAAGTGTTGTTTTCATACTGAAAGTATACCATAGAGGTCTGACAAAATTTCCGTGAGATTTTTTATGTGATCGTAACTCTACTCGTAAAGTTATCCACAAGTTATACACAAGGCCCGCCCCGTTTTCCACAGGCTGTGGATAAGTTTGTTACTTATTTGTTACATAAGACACGCCCTGAAATACCAAAATTGTCAGACCCCTGTGCTATGGTATAACTATAGTCAAAAGAAAGGAATACAAAATGTATTCACTAACTGTAAGCGAGATGCTAGTAGGCTCTCACTATCGTTCAGGCTCTCGCAACCTTGAGGGCAAAATTATCTACGCTGAAAGAGTTGATTACAGCGACAACTACAAAATTGAAGTTGAGAGTGAAACTTATCCTCGCAACCAATTTTGGGCAACCGTTGAAGTTACTGCTGGCTAATTTTTGTCAGTGGTATCTGCTAGAATAAAATTACTACTAAAGAAAGGGGCTACTATGGCTCACTCACCAGTTCTCGTTAGCGAGAGTAAAGGTACACGCTATGCAATTTGCAAGAATTGCGATAGCAACATCGAAAGTTGGTTTTTCGATAGAGAGGTTGACCGTTTAGAACATTGGTCACCGTTTGGCGTTTACGTCACTTTTGAAAATGGCTCTGGCTACTTAGACAAAAATTGTTTAAGTGCACCTGCAATTAAAACTCAAACAAGAAAGTTGGTATCAGTATGAAGTTTCTAAAATTAAAAAAGCGTGAGGGCGTTCGTGTATACGAAATTGCAAAGTCTTTAGGAATCCCTTCAAGTGATGTAATTGAATACTTAGATTTTGTTGGCGTACGTGTAAAGTCTGCAAGTAGTCTTGTTGGATTTATTGAGGCTGAAGTTGTTATGTCACGCCTTGGTGAATTAAAAGATGATTTTGTTCCTATCTATGCAAAGCCAGTGTTTTGATCTTCTATGAATGTTTTAGGTGCAGGATAGTTTTAAATTCAAAAGAGGCAGACAAACATTCCTGTGACTAATCTCACACCCTCGTAACATCGTAAAGAAGTTATCCACAGGTTATGCACAGGGGGCGGCCACCTTTTTAAGAATTTTTATTAGTAAATGTCTTCAGGCCTGATGACAGATAGGTACTCATTTTCACCAACAATAATTTCATCATCTTCTGACCATTTTTGATCAACAACTTTTAACGTGTAACCGTTTTCATGTTCATCAATTTCTTTTATGATGTATGAATTACCTTTGTATGCAATGCAGTCACGTGGTTCTAATTCCCACGCAGTTGCCTTAAACAATACTTCAAATTTATTAGCCATGATAGTCATCTTATCATTACCTTTCTTATTTCTTGTGACGTGGGCAGAATGAATGTCCCAAGCCTGATTGAACTGGTGCAAGGCACACAACACAAGCAAGTGTAAATGCTTTTGCATCAAGTGCCATTAGTGTTTCAATTTCATCACCAATAGAAATCTCTGATACGTCTTTAGTAGTAACACCCTCTGGTGTGATGTCTGTAAATGTTAAGTAACCCATTTGGTTCTTTCCTTTCTCTATCTTATGTATTCACCTTAGCAGATAGGACTGACAATTTCAACTCGAAACGCTGTGATTTAGGTAACAGTTTCGTAACATCGTAAAAGAGTTATACACAAGTTATCCACAGGAGGCCGCCCATTTTTTGGGTGGTGTCAACACGACACGCCGAACGTTATCAAATAGTTATACACAGTCTAATAAATGTGATGCACACCACAAAAATAGTTTTGCGACACGCCCGAAATAGGGCAAAAACTGTCAGACCCCTATGCTAAAGTGAAACTATAAAGATAAAGAAAGGAGTTCAAAATGAACTTACTAAATGATACGCAATACATCTGCTGCTTCTGTGAATCAGAAATGGATTCAGACCAGATGTTCTGCTGTGATACCTACAAAGGTAAAATGACTCTAGAAGAGTTTAACGAGTACTACGGTTAAAAACTGTCAGACCTCTCTGATAGTATCAAAACATAAAATTAAATAGTTGAGAGTGAGCCTAGCAAATAAGACCCCAAAGGGTATGAGCCTAGCAAATAAATCTCAACACAAAAAGAAAGGCAATTCAATGACTGAATTAGCACTAGAGAACATCACTCGCACTCGTTGCCTAACCTGTAACGATAAACTTACAGATTGGGAAGATACCTTTTGTATTATGTGCGAGCCTGACGGCTACGACTTAGACAACTAAAAACTGTCTGACCTATCTGATAAAGTAAAACTAACAAACAAACGAAAGGAAGTCACACAATGACTGAACTACTACTAATCGCACTAATCGCAGGCAGTTCTATTGGATTACTGTTTGCATACGTTCAACAGATGATGAATAAAGATAACTACATAGCAGAGTTGCAACACGCTTTAGTGGAAGCATACACAGAATTAGAATTCGCAAAGTTAGGAATTAACAAGAAATGATGACACGAAAAGATTACATCAGAGTAGCAGAGATTCTAAATTCCTATCACTTGGACATTGAGGGACAAGTCTTTGAGGATTTACTCTCAGACTTTCAAATCTTTTTTAAGAAAGATAACCCTAACTTTGATTCAACACGATTCAGAGATGCAGTATTAAAGTAACGATCTCAAAGAATGTTGGGGGGTGTGGCATTATGCCCACCCCCCTATGTGCTCACTATACAAAATTGAAATAGCATAATGCATAGCCGCATTATACATCTCTGACAGATATTAACATTTTTCCATTTTCAAAGGAATTTGACATATTAAGGCCTTCATGTTATATTAAATATATGAAAAACAAAATAACAACTGTCGTACTAACAATATCCCTTATTTTGATGGGTGCGGTAGGAGTTAAGGCTAATCCAGATTACTCAAAAATGTTCTTTGATGAGATATATCCTGGAGAGTACGCAAGACAATTAAAAAAGACAGAATCTACACAAGTGATAAAGGCTGATGGTAAATGGCATACTTTAAAATTTGATGGTGAAAACTACTTAAATCCTACAGGTAGCAGATCTATATATTGTGGTGGTATGAAATTAAATTTTAAAAATAAGAATCCTAAATATATCAAAATTAGATTTGTAAGACTAACCTCAGACGGTAAAAAAGATTCAACTGCTACAAACACTTGGGTACTAGGTAAAAACACTCCTAGGATATGGTATGGGTCTTTATGTTGGAATTTAAATGGTAAGGATAAAGTAATTATGCAGGTAAAAATCGGTAAAATGAAAAACAAGCCTGGATTTAATTCTAACTATAGACAATTAAAAGTATGGCAGCCTTAAAACTGTTCCATATCTAAAATTTCATCATAAAAACTATCGTTGCAAGGATCACACATATAGGTACTCCAATTATCTGGTCCACAGACCATACAGGGATTATTGATATATGCCTTAAGTTCTTCAAGTTCTTTTAATCTTTTTTCTATATATTCTTTTGTGTAATGCATTACCATCCTCCTAAGCATTCTTTATGAGTGTGGACCCAATGGCTATACCACATCTCTTTTTTGGTAGGTGCATAGAGCATAGTATCACATGATTTACATAAAAAAGACCATTCTTGTCCAAAGAAGTCATAATTCATCATGAAGCATCTTTATCTTTCTAGCAAGATCATTTTCCCAATCTTCATCTATTCCATACTCAGTAGAGGAAATAGCATGTTTAATTAATTGCCAAAGGCTATCTCTTCTATCATGATATGTTGTTTTAAAAACTGGTGGGTGATAATCTGTACTCATTGCTACAAAGTACTTAGCATTATGATCAAGTCCAGATACGTTAGCAATAATCATTTCTGCTATTTGTCTAGATTCATCTTCATTTCCAAAAGGAACTAAATCAACTTTTACCCTTAACATCTTTATTCCTAACTAGGGGTGGTGGTATCAGGCTTGCCCTGATCTCAAAATACTACATATCCTAATAAAAAAATAAAAGAGATACCTAGTAAAGTATATAAGAGATAATATTCATCATCTATCATTCGTAGTAGTATTTCCCAAAACTTTTTCATCTGGCTATTATAACGCATATTTGGTAAAAGGTCAAGTATTGGATTAATTACCCTGTGTCAGGGTGTATTGGTATCCTTCGAACGAAGTACTAGCATCCAGTCTTCATTCTTTTTGGTATATAACTTATCTAGATTTATATCTTCTTCTTCACCGTCAAAGTTTACACAAGTTATACTCATTTTTGAAAAGATATCCTCAGCGAATGATTCTGCATTTGGGTACCTATCATATCTCCATTCCATAAGAATAGTTACGTCTTTATTTCTTTCCAGCCATTTTTGCATTCCATCCCAAATTAGATATTCTGCACCCTCAGCATCAATCTTAATAAAATCGTAGTCCCACGGGTTATTATCTAAAGTAGATGTAACTACTTTAATTTTTTCAAATCCATCTGGCATGTATCCAGGTGTTGTTAGAGTTGCATTCATGCCATGGTGTACTGGCACAGTAAACTCAGCCCAACCTGCTTCTTTGCTTATTGCCTCAGAGAATACTTTTATATTTTCGTCAAACTTGTTAGCACCTACTGATTTTTCAATTAAATCGCAAAGTTTTTCCTGTGGCTCATAGGCATGCACCATGCATCCTCTGCCTGCTAGGAATAAACTGTAGTAACCATGATTAGCACCAATATCTGCTACAAACGAACCTGGCTCTACGTTCTTGTCCATCCAGTAAGTTATCCAAGACTCCCAATATCCGTCTTCAACGTGTGGAGCAAATCCATGGTCATCTGGATCTGCACAAATTTCAAATAGATTTAGCATCTTTGTAAACTGCAGCCCATTGTCAAAACGAGTGTTTACATTTTTCTTTCCAACTTCTTCTACGTTGGATCTAGATTTAAACTTCAAGTTCTTTTTCATCCCAATCAATTTGCTCAAACCCCTTTATGGATTCAATCAAAAACTTTGTGCCAACAACTAATGCAACCGCAGGCACCATTAACATACCAACTAGCACTACAACGGGCATAGAAATTCCCCTTAATGTATTTTTAAGTAAAGGTCTATCCTTCTTGTTCATCAGATACCTCTGGGGCTAACGCAGGCAGTGGTGACATTAAAAGTCCGTTTTGATGATTCTGATATAGTTTCATCGCTTCTTCACCCTTACCTTGTGCATCAGCAATTAGCATTAGCATGTCGTATATACGACCAAGCATAATAAAGTTAACAATTCCTTGATTTTGATTCATATCATTTTCTGGAGATTCTTGTAGTTCAGCCATTTCAATCCTTTTCTTTTAGGTCACTATCATACCATAAATAAAACTTAGTGTACAATTATAGCACCAGGAAAAAAACTGGAAGAAAAAAAGGAGACATTAATGTCTAAAGAACTAAAAAATCTACTAGCGTCATACGGACGTTCCGTACTCGCTGGTGCAGGTGCATTGTACATGGCTGGTATCACTGATCCAGCAGACCTAATCTGGTCTCTAGTTGCTGCTTTGGCACCCGTTGCATTGAGATATGTAAATCCAAACGACCCTGCTTTTGGAAAACTACCAACAGTAGAGGAAGTTGAAGAAGTAGCAAAGAAAGCACCTGCTAAAAAGGCACCTGCTAAGAAGGCTGCTCCTAAAAAATAAATGCTTTTATTTGGAGGGTGCTTAGGCACCCTCCTCTAAAAGCCAAAAGGAGAAGAAGATGTGGGAAAACCCCATTGAGTTATTTTTAACCTATTGGGAGTTTGTAACTGTAGTATTTACAGTTTGGCTATTTGGCTTTATAATGGCAAGAAGACTAGAAGTAGTATTTAAAAAAGACAGAAGAGGTAGAAACCTTGGAGAACGTCTAGAAAGAATTGAACATCAACTTTATCCAAATGGTGGAGACTCACTGGCTGATAAAGTAAATCAAACACAACTTGAAGTAAAAGAAATGCATGGCAAGTTGGAAGTTTTATCAGATTTAGCAACTAGAAACTGGAAGTAGGATATAATCCAATAATGAAAATTTCATTTAATAACGGCACTGGCCTTTTGCCTACTGGCTATGGCTATGCAAACTTTAAACTTATGACCAACTTAACAAAACTTGGTTATTCAGTAATGACAAATAAAATTCCAGCAAATGTAGAAATTAATTTTATTCAGCCCCACCTATATCAATTTTTTGATGATAAGTCCTTTAAGGTTGGTTATACACCTTGGGAGTCTACTATGCTACCAACAAGAGATGGCGATTGGATTCAACCCATGCTTGATTGCAATGAAGTCTGGGCACCTAATCAATTTACAAAAAATATTTTTGAAGACCATGGAGTTAAAGATGTTAAGGTTTTTCATCACGGTGTAGATGATACATTTGCCCCTAGAGAAAGAAATATACGCTATAAATTTAGATTCTTACATGTTGGCCACCCTGCACTTAGAAAAGGGCTTACAGAGACCGTAGAGGCCTTCCTAGACTTATTTGCTGGTAATGACGATGTAGAACTGGTAGTCAAGGGATATAAAAATTCTAATAAGCATTATGAACTACCAGAAGCAGTTTATAAAGAACCTAACATTAAAGTAATTTTAGACAATCTTAACTATACAGAAATGGCAGACTTGTATGCATCTTGCCACGCTCTCTTGTATCCATCTTGGGGAGAAGGCTTTGGATTGATTCCATTACAGGCTATGGCAACTGGCATGCCAGCCATTTTTACAAGCGGATGGGCTGACTATCAGTACCTAGCAGATGATCTTGCAATTAAGTCAGAGTTGTCTATGCATCCCTGGCAAGATATTCATCCAGGAATGATGTTTAAACCTGATATGGATGATTTTAAGACTAACATTTTGAAGGTATATAACAATCCAGAACAGTACCTACGTGAATTTGAAATTAAGTCTCATGAAATTCACAAGGACTGGACTTGGCTATCAATAGTTGATAAGTTCATGAAAGAATTCAGAGAACGTAATAACATTTAGCCAGGATATTGGTTATACCACTTTTTAAATCCGTTTACATGTCGTGATTCTTTTGTGTAAGCATTTGGACCAAGTCCCCATGCTCCCCAATCAGAACCGCCCTTAGACATTTGATATGCCACTTTAGCATTTTTTACTGGATTAAAAAGATCTTCATTTGTTGAAAGATTAAATTTATCTCTTCTACTTGGACCCATATCACCAATCATATTAATTTGGAATAAACCATAAGACTTATCACCAGTATTAGAGTTGCCATTAAAAGCGGATGGTCTTCCACCACTTTCTCTTTTAGCAATAGCCCATGCCTCTCTCAAATTTTCACCTGTAAAACCTGCTTCCTTTAAAACAGATATTAATTCAGAATCGGAGAGTTGTGAAGATGAAACAATTTTTATTTCATTAGAGGCCCTACTTCTAGAAGCCTTGTCAGATCTATTCATTTGATCTAACTTTTTATATACATCAACAACAGGTGTTTCTAATGAAACATCTTGTGAAGTTGCTGATTTATAATTTTTTTCTTTTATACTTATAATAC